TTGTCCTCGAGAAACACAATACACGTTATGTACGAAGTGCAACCATTATTGATGGTGTATATTGGGTAATCTTATTCTTCTTCAAGGAACTCAATGATATTCCAATGTCAACAACTTGGGTGTTCGTAGGACTCCTTTGTGGCCGAGAACTTGCTATGGCTACCATGACTGGCAAAGAAAAATTTAAGGTGGTGTTTCCTCTCGTAGGTAAAGACTTCTTTAAGATGATGATTGGTCTTGGTGCATCAGTTGGCGTTGTTCTAGCAATACATTATATAATTGTACCAAACGGACTATAATACTGTTGACTAAATATCTCTAAAGAGAGATAATAATAAAATGAAGTTCTATACCTGTGTTCAATTATATAAGAACAAGCTCATGCATCGTGGCTTTGATAATGGGCGCCGCTTCCAAGAAGAGGTGCCCTATGAGCCATATCTGTTTGTGAAAGGTAACACAAATAAAGATACTGGTTATACTAATATCAAAGGCCAACCAGTAGAAAAGATTCATTTTGAATCTATACATGAGCAACGAGAGTTCACAAAACAATATAAGAACATTCCAAACTTTGAGATGTATGGTTTGACTAACCACCCATACTTGTTCATCAATGATGAGTATCCTGGTCAATCGATAGATTATGATCCAGCTCTTATCAATGTTGTTAATCTTGATATTGAGTGTGCTGCCGACGAAGGTTTCCCTGATATCAATGCAGCTACTAAACCTATAACAGCTATCACGATTAAGATGCGAGAAAATATTGCTTGCTTTGGTTGTGGAGACTTTGTTACTGATGATCCAAATATTAGATATTACCAAGCTCCAAACGAGATGGAGCTGTTAAGAGATTTTATTCGTGTATGGCGAGACTGGGATCCTGATGTATGTACTGGATGGAATATTGAAGGATTTGATATCCCATATACATTGAATAGAATTAGTAATGTATTAGGTTACGAAGCTGCTAGAGAACTTAGTCCTTTCCATAAACTTGATGAAAGAAAGTTTGTTTCTGGTGGTCCTGGTGGTGAAGATAATACTAGATTAGATATTGTTGGGATTACACTATATGACTATCTTTCTTTGTATAGAAAGTTTACATATAGCCAGCAAGCTAGTTATTCATTGGATAACATTTCATTTGTTGAACTTGGAGAAAAGAAATTAGATTACAGTGAGTATGATGGACTGCTATCATTATACAAACATGACTTCCAAAAGTTCATGGAGTATAATGTTCGAGATGTTCTTCTTGTTGATAAGCTAGATGACAAACTTGGTTTGATTGAACTAGCATATGCAATTGCTTACGATGGTAAAGTTAACTTGATTGACTCCTTTACTTCTGTGCGTATGTGGGATATCATTATCCACAACTACTTAATGGAAAAAGGAATTGTTGTTCCTGGTTATACTGACTCTGAAAAGGAACGTCAGGTTGAAGGTGCTTATGTTAAAGATCCTCAAGTTGGTATGCATAAGTGGGTTGTATCGTTTGACCTGAATAGTCTATATCCTCATCTGATTATGCAGTATAATATTGGTCCTGATACATTCCAAGGAATGGTTCCTCAACACCTTATACATCCTTTATCCAACCTACATGTAGATAGAATTGTAGAAGGTTATCTTAATGAGAATGAAAAGCTAAGAAAGTATATGGAACAGCACAATGTAACTGTTGGCGGTTCTGGTGCTATGTATACAAAAGACTTTAGAAGTTTTATGGCTACGTTGATGGATAAGATGTATCAACAAAGAGCTGAGTTCAAGAAGAAGATGCTTGAAGTAAAACAAAAAGAACAAGATGATGGAATAGATCGAACTTCTGAGATAGCTAAGCTAGACAATATGCAAATGGCTAAGAAGATTCAATTGAACAGTGCTTATGGTGCTCTTGGTAACCAATACTTCAGATGGTTTGATATTAGATATGCTGAGTCAATTACTTTATCTGGTCAACTGTCAATTCGTTGGATGGAAAGACACATCAATGAATACCTTAATAAAACACTTAATACCGATAACGTTGATTATGTTATTGCGTGTGATACAGATTCGATGTATATTACTCTTGACGAGTTGGTACAACAAACTTTTGAGGGAAAAAATCCTTCACGATCGGATATTATCGACTGGATGGACTTGGCAGCTAGAAAAGTTTTTGAACCCTATATTGATAAGTGTTACGAAAAACTTGCTAAAACTGTTAACGCATACGAACAAAAGATGTTCATGAAACGAGAAGCTATTGCTGACAAAGGTATATGGACAGCTAAGAAGCGGTATGCACTTCATGTCTATGATATGGAAGGTGTAAGATATAAAGACCCATTTATGAAGATTATGGGTATGGAAACTCAAAGGTCTTCTGTTCCTCAGATCTGTAGAGACCAGATGAAGAATGCTATAAAGCTAATCATGACAAAGGATGAAAAGGCTTTGATGGAATATGTTGAAGACTTCAAAGCTAAGTTCAAGTCTATGCCATTTGAAGAGATTGCTTTCCCTCGAGGTGTTCGAGGTTTATATAAATATAGAAGTACGTCAACTATTTACAAGAAGGGTACCCCTATTCACGTACGTGGAGCTCTAGTATACAATAGTATGCTCAAGCAACATGACTTAGATACAACTTACAATCCTATCCATGAAGGTGATAAGATTAAGTTTGCATATCTTAAACTACCAAATCCATCGAGAGAGAATGTAATTGCGGTGTTAGATGCTCTGCCTAAACAATTGAACATTGAACCATATATCGATTATGACAAGCAGTTTGAGAAAAGTTTTCTTGAACCAATGAGAACGATATCTGAAGCTATACAGTGGAAACTTGAAAGGGGTCAAGCAACGTTGGAGGATTTTTTCTAATGGCAGTTAAACCATCAATGGACTTTGATTTTGGCTTTACAGCAATGGATGCTGATGAGCTTGATGCAGTCCAAACAGTAAAAGAAGAGGCATCAACAGCTTCAGAAGAAGCGTTGACCTTAAAAGAGAAATGTGATACATTATATAATATGATTCAACCTTTGTTGAACAATCTACAGAAGAACCCAGAAAAAGAATATATTTACTGGCCTAATCGTTTAGAAAAGGTTGAAGAGTTCAGTGACAAATTGAAAGAGGTTTATACGGGATGAGTGATTTTTTCAGAAATTTAGCCGAAGACATAAAAGATGAAGATACAAGCATAGCAGCTGATGGTGAAGGGTCTGCTGAATATTCTGGAACAATTGATACTGGATCTTACATTTTGAATGCTGTAATGTCTGGTAGTATGTATGGAGGTATTCCTAATAATAAAATCACAGCTTTTGCTGGTGAGACTACTACTGGGAAGACTTTCTTTGCTCTTGGAGTGATTACACAGTTTCTAAAAGATAACCCAGATGGAGGTATCATCTACTATGATACTGAAGCTGCGGTTACTAAAGATATGATGGAAAGTCGAGGTATTGACACTCAACGTGTTATCTTGGCTGAGCCACAATCTATTCAGTCGTTCAGGCAACATGCTTTGAAGACGATTGAACAATATGAAAAGACACCTGTAGATAAACGTCCACCCATGATGATGGTATTGGACTCACTTGGTATTCTCTCATCTGAGAAAGAACTTGCAGATAGTCTAGCTGGTAATGATACCAGAGATATGACTAAAGCACAATTGATCAGAGGTACATTTAGAGTGTTGACTCTGAAGCTAGCTAAGGTTAAAGTACCTATGATTGTTACTAACCATGTCTATGAAGTCATTGGAAGTTATGTTCCTATGAAAGAGATGGGTGGTGGTAGTGGATTGAAGTATGCTGCTTCTACTATTGCTTATCTATCTAAGAAGAAGGAACGTGATGGTAAGGATGTAGTTGGTAACATTATTAAAGTGAAGATGTTTAAGTCTCGTCTTAGTAAGGAGAATAAAGAAGTTGAATGTTTACTTAATTATGATACAGGCCTTGATCGTTACTACGGTTTGGTTGAATGTGCTGTGGAGTCGGGTGTATGGAATGCGGTAGCTAATAGAATTGAAACTACAGAAGGTAAGGTATATCCTAAGCAGATCTTGAAAGATCCTGAGAAGTACTTTACTGCTGAAGTTATGGAAGTTATTGAAAAGCATGTCAATATGAAATTTAGCTATGGTGGAGATATAGATGATCGAACAGACGATTCTGTCGAATCTAACGCAGAATGAGGAATACACTAGAAAGGTAATTCCTTATCTGAAAGATGAATACTTTCATGATTATACTGAACGAAGTGTATTCAAGTTAATTACAAAGTACTTTGAAAAGTATAATAGAGTTCCAGACAATGCAGCATTGCTTGTTGAATTGAGTAATGCTGAAGGATTGTCTGATGATCAACATGCATCTGCAACCAACATTATAAATGAGTTTGGTATATCTTCTGATGAAGAATGGTTGATTGATGAGACAGAGAAGTTCTGTCAGGACAAAGCTATCTACAATGCTATCATGGAATCTATTAGTGTTATTGATGGTAAAAGTGATAAAGGTAAAGGTGCATTACCTTCTATTCTACAAGATGCACTAGCTGTTAACTTTGATCCACACATTGGTCATGACTTTTTGGAAGATGCTGATGCTCGATGGGAGTTCTATCATCAAGTTGAAGAAAAAGTTGGATTTGATATTGACTTACTAAATGAGGTTACAAATGGAGGATTATCAAAGAAGACACTCAATATTGTTCTTGCTGGAACAGGTGTCGGTAAAAGTATGTTTATGTGTCACTGCGCTGCTGGCAATCTACGCGATAACAAGAACGTACTTTATATTACCTTAGAGATGGCTGAGGAAAGGATTGCAGAACGTATTGATGCAAACCTGATGGGCATAACTATTGATGAAGTTAGAAGTTTAGATAAAGAGGTTTATGATAAAAAGATTAACAGGTTAAGAGATAACTATAAAGGTAAGATTGTTGTAAAGGAATATCCTACTACAGGAGCTGGTAGCAATCACTTTAGGTATGTTCTTCAAGAGTTGAAAGTGAAGAAGAACTTTGTTCCTGATATCATATACGTAGACTATCTTAATATTTGTATGAGTTCGAGGATAAAGTATGGTGCAGGAGTCAATTCGTATACGTATGTCAAAGCAATTGCAGAAGAGCTACGAGGCCTCGCTGTGGAATTCGACTTGCCAATCGTCTCTGCGACACAAACCACAAGATCGGGCTACACGTCTAGTGACTTGGGCCTTGAAGACACCTCGGAGAGCTTCGGTCTGCCGGCCACTGCTGACTTTATGTTTGCGATTATTAGCACCGAAGAACTAGAAGATTTACAGCAGATACTTGTAAAGCAGTTGAAGAATAGATACTCAGATCCAGCTACTAATAGAAGGTTTGTTGTTGGTGTAGATAGAGCCAAGATGACTCTCTATAATGTAGAACAGTCTGCACAAGAAGATGTGCTTGATGAAGCGGTATTTGATCAGACAGAAACTAATGAACGAATGAAAGATATGTTTAAGGAGTTTGTATATTGAGAGGCATGAAACATAAGTTAATATATCCAGACGAATCATCAGTATTGTTTGAGATATTGGAACTAAAAACTAATCAAGTTATCTTTGCATCCACTATGGAAGAAAAGGCTATAGAAGTATTTCAATATTTGGAGAATGGAGCTGGATTTAACGGTGAAACACCGAAATATTTAGCGCAAAACTACGATCCTCGTGACCTAGAGTAGTATAAATAGTTCTGTCAATGTATGTCAAGTTTGGCGTGGGGGCGTCCAACTTAGAGGCAAGTGTCCAGATTAAGGGCAACAGGAAATGATCGGGCTATCTTTTGATCTGTGGGGTTCAGCCGGTCCATCATTGACAGAAGTAGAAAGGCCCGAGTGCATTAATGCATCGGGCCTTTTTTTGTAGCAACGGTATTTTTGGGGAATTTGAAAAGCATTAAAGCCTTCTCTGTTAAGGGTTGTTGACTAAACTTACAAAGTTATTTATAATATAGAAGAGTGTGAGATATGGATTTATATAAAGAATCACAAGATTTTTTGGATGGGTTGGCATACACTAAGAAACACAAGTGTCATGAACAATATGTACAATTCTTTCTACTTTCGTTTAAAGAAACAGGAGATTCAAAGTTTTCAAAGAACAATGCAGTTAGATTAGCAACACAGGAGGTTGATACTCACGTATTCAACATAGAATATTTATGACAGATGTTACTCTCAAAGAAGTTTTATTGGATAAGATGAATGAAATTGAAAACCATTTTTATAGACAAGATCATCTTAATCCTGATTTGATACCACAAATAGAAGATAAATTAGCTTGGATGTCAAAGATGTGGAGAATCATAGGTGAGGGTGATAGAGAATGGTTGCAGTATGCTCAACATGCTTTGGAGGATCAGACACCTTGGAAGTAGTGAAGAAGATAGAGTCTATCAACCTAGACACCTTGATAGATGATTATAACAGGATTAAAGATATTGTACCATGGCAGAATGGTCAGACGTCAATCAACTACAGAGAGAAAGAAGGTGAAGATAGACACCTAGGTGGTTGTGGATGGCATAAGGAATATTTTACTAGAGGACATATTTTCCAAAAGGATTATGTGTTATATAATGAAGAGTATAAAGGAACAATTATACAGGAGATATTAGAAGACTATAATTGCTATAGATCAAGAATGCTAACGAGAAAGAGTGGTACCTGTTACCAATGGCACAACGACGACGATTATAGAATTCATATTCCAATCATAAGTGAACCAGGAAATTGGTTTGCATTCGAAGATGGTCTACACAGATTAGAACCTGGATACGTGTATTTGGTAAATACTACAGTGAAGCATTCTTTTTTTAATGGAAGTAAAACAGACAGAATTCACATAGTAGGAAATACTGAATATGGCCAACCTGTACAGTAAAAACGATTCAAATTACAAGAAGTATATAAGTCCAGCATATGATTCTGGTTTAGAATCTATTAATGGATCAAGAACTCTTACGTTTGAAAGTGTTCCAGGTATAAAAGAAAAAACATTTAGAGCCACTTTAAAAAACAATGCTTTCAACAGACAAGCATTAGATACATTTAGAGATGAAGCATTTAAAAGGTGGAGAGGAGGTAATGCGTTAGGTGTTAAAGTTGAAACAGATAAAGGTACATTTGAGTTTTCAAGACTAAGTACTGTAGATGCTAAAGTTGGACAAGGTTTTAACAAGGGAGACACAGCAGAAGGATTACTAGCTGCTGCAATGGCTGCAAGATTTGTTAGTAAAACTAAAAAGATTGCTAAATCAGACGTAGTCAAAGTTTTGAAAAGTCTCAAAAGAACTAGCAAAGATAGAGCTATACAAAGTTTTGATTCACCAAACGAAAATAAAAATATAGTTGATAAAGTAAATCTTGTCATTGGTATAGCTGAAAAGAACATGAATGCATTGTTGGATCCAAAAGTTATAGATGGATTCTTTGATGATCTCATGAATTCAGTTATATTCTATTCTAACAAAGGCTCGGTTAGAGATTGGGCAGACTTGTTATATAAAAATAACAGAGTAGACACAATTGATATAAATGCCGATGGTTTAACAGATCAAAAAGGAACAAAAGTAGATTTGTTTGTTCTAATCAATGGTGAAAGAGAAAACTTAAACTTATCACTAAAAGCTGGTGCTGTAAAACAATTTGGTCAAATGTCAGGAGCAACGTTTGATGTAATGGCAAAATTGTTTAAACCTCTAGGTGTAAGATTCAGTAGTTCCGATCGAGATAAGTTTAATAAGTTACTTGCAGACAAAAGATTAAAGATGCACTCAAAAAGTATTGCAGCTGTGTCATATGCATATCAACAAGCTGCAAAACAAATAACTGATAACTTAAAAAACAATCAAGATCAAGCTGTTGAAATGATATCCAAGTTTATCAAATATCATGCAACACTTAATGAGGAAGGTGTTTCATTGGTTCAATTAAACAACAACGAAGCTCAGATATATGAATTTGATAAACTTTTACCAGCACTTAAAAAAGATAGTAAAGAATTAACAGTTTCAATTGTAGATCAAAGAATAGGTGCTCCTGCTTCAGATTTTATTGAATCTAAACCTAAAATGACTTTACCTAAGATAGTAATTCACCCAGTAGGCTTTGATCCTAATATGGGATTGTTAGAAATACGTTCTAAAATTGATAGTAAAGGGGCCTCTCAACCATTCTATCATAGAAATTATTTGAACAAAGGTAAATATCTAACTAAGTTAATCGCTTATTAAAGTCTTATAAATAACTCTGAACACTTACTCAAACACAGGAGAATAATATGAGTATTCCAGTTGAAGCTATGCACTCCATCGTTCGTGATGATTTTCTTGGCACAGCCGAGAGAATGATTGAAGCAGATGATGGATACAAACATCCTGTAGCTGGTCGAGATGCTGTTCGTTTGGCTTACGTATTGTCAGCTGAAGCGGGTAATGGCGATCAGTGGGATGAAGCTGTTGCTGCTTATCGTAGTGCATGATAACTATAACGTATAAAGCTATATCTAATAAACAACCGTTTAAACAAGATTGGAAAACGGTTAGTGAGTTTTTTAATGATGTAAAAATATCTATTTGGGGCTCACGCTCTAAATGGTATATTGAAGATGGTTCTGTATATTATGAAAGAATTTATAAAAATAATGATGAATGGGAAACCGCTATAAATTCTTTCCATAAACCATCTAAAATTAAAGCAAGAAACTTTAGGTTTGAAATTGTTAAAGAACAAGAAAGGCAAGGATAATGGCTATAAAAGTCACCAAAGAAATTACGGTGGTTGGTCACGAAGATAGAGTATGGACATCTGTTAGTGAATACAAAGGTGTGTTAGACATGAGAAATGATGCAACATACAATGGTTTGTTTGCTGCAACAGAATCATTTAAAACACAAGCTGCTGAAATTAACTTAGATGCTGATGGTAAATTGTGGGTATCAAACTATTATGCAAACTCAGATGATTACGATTCTGCTTGTGATGCTTATGCACAATGGTTTACAGATAATCCATCTGTTTCGAGACCTCTTCTACTTAATAACGACACTGCAACAACAGAAACAGTTTAATTGATTGTTATAGATCAAAACAAAGAAAAAATAGATGATGAAAGAATGTATTCTTTCGATCTTCCATATGTAATTGATCCTCATTACTTATCTGAAATGTATTATGATAAGTATGTGAAGTCGACAGAATCTTGGTGGCCTTGGAAAGCACAACCAGGTAACAAAACCTTACCTCCAAGAGATCATGATCTAAAGGATTGGAAAGGATGGAGTAAAAGAGGATACAACTTTCCTGAAGTGACTAGAAGAGATAGTCACGTAGATCCATTAATATTAGACATAGTAGATTACTTTGGATGGACAAATACAGCTGTTTGGTGGAATTATACATCAGATTGGTTTGATTATCCTGTCCATACAGATAGTAATCACTTTGTTAATAAGCAATGTGATGAGAACAGTCCTCGTGAAAATGCTCCTCTTCAAACGGTTCCTAAAGAGAGATTAATATATTTAAATCTTGGTTTAGATTATAATGAGATAAAGAGAGAGGGTTGTAAGTTTTCAATAAACATAGTTTGTAGTCAAGAGTTTAATGGTGATCCAAAACCTCAACCAATGATGTTCACCAAAGAAAACCAACTTGAGTTAATGAATGACGGTAAGATAGAATCTACTATGGATTATTACAAATCAGAGGATGATTTTGCTTATTACTACAAAAGTGCACTTATAAACACAACATGGACACATTATGTTGAGGGTGACAGACAGCATGATAGACTATTATGGAGACTGTCAATTTATGGTTCTGAACACAACTTTGACGATGCAAAAGAAAAATTAAAATCAATGGGATTATAAATAAGCGTTGACTACTATATAAATATATGGTATAATAAGATATAAACAGTTAGCCTACGGGAAACCTGATATGACACATGCTGTTCTGGCCTTTGGAAGGATGAATCCACCAACAAAAGGTCATGAAAAATTTATAAAGAAGACACATGAAGTGGCCAAGAAAGTTGGTGGTAAAGCTCATGTAATAGCCTCACACAGTGAAGGCAATGCAAAGAATCCTATTCCTCAGAAAAAGAAACTAGAATACATAAAGAAGATAGCGCATCCTGACGTTCATGTATCTGGTTCATCTAAAGAACAACCATCTATATTACATCACGCTGCTAAGCTCCATGCTGCTGGTCATAAACATCTGCATGTTGTAGCTGCAGGTGAGAGAGAAGCTGAGTTTCATAAAACTCTACACAAGTATAATGGTAAAAAAGGTACACATGGCCATTATAACTTCAAATCAATTACAATACATTCTGCAGGAAAAAGAGATCCGGATGCTCATGGTACTACAGGTATATCTGGTACTAAAATGAGACAGCATGCACATAATAACGATCATAAATCATTTAAAGCAGGTCTTCCAAAGGCCCTACATTCGCATAAGGACGAAATAATGAACCACATTAAAACTCAAAAGGAAGACCTAGATCAAGAGTTTGAACAACTACTTGAAGCTATGGATATCAAACAAAGAATCAAACGAAAGTTGATCATGAGACGAGCACGTCCTAAGATTAACAGAATGAAGCGTTTGTATAAGAAGAGGAAGGTACCTGAAAAGAACCTCGTCCAGAGAGCCCGCAAAGCTGGTATCAGATTTGTAAGGAAGAAAGTAGCTGGAAAGAAAGGTACACAATACGGTAAACTTAGTGCAGCTGCAAAGATGCATATCGACAAGAAAGTTGCTAAACAACAAAGAATTGTTAACAATATAGCTAAAAGACTATTGCCGAGAACTAGAAAAGCTGAGCTAGTAAGATTACAAAAGAATGAAGTTGAAACAGCATTTGGTGATTATATTGAAGAAAGACATAAACGAAAAGATGGCAAGGCCTTTGAAATTAAAGATACTGGAACACAAGCTGGAAACACAAAACATACTTACAAGAAGAAGAATGAGAAAGGAGAAATGGGCGCACCTGTTACAGAACAGGACCTTCATTCGCTTTTCTTGAAGTCGGAAAAAGGAGAACATCCGTTTGAAGTTATTTTAGAAGTATTTGTAAGAGGAATAGAAGACTGGGATGGTGGATCCAATTCACCTGCTCAATATGCATTCAATAGAGTTAACTCATTCATTGCTGGTGGTAAAGCATATGAATTGGATAGTGACTTAGTTGAAGATTCTAGTAAGAGAGCAGCAGATCAAACATCAAACCTAAACCGTAAAATAGGTAGAAAGAGTGAAACACTTAGAAGTAAGCAAAGTGTTTCTTCTAAGTCTACCACGTTATTCAAAAGACGTCATGGAGGAAAGACCTCTCAACACAGACAAGATACAGGAATGGGTAGATCTAGTAGTGCAGAAGGTGATGTGGCTCATACTAAGAGGCCTAAGGGTGGAATTACAAAAATGCACAAAGACCTTAAAAATTATAGTGAAAAAGATTTTAGAAGAGTGCATGGTAAATCAAAATCTGCTGCAAGACAAGCATTAGCAAAAGAAAACTATGCAATGGTATCTGGAGCAACTAGTATGACACAATCCAAGACACCACCTCCTCAAAGAGTAAAGAAGGATAAAGCTGGTAGTGCTTACATGAAGTTTGAAGGAACACCTGAGGCTACTGCTCATGCAAAGAAAGTGACACCTGGTGAGACAAATGAAGCTGCTGACTCATTTTACAACAGAGCTGGAGTTACTAAAGGCTATATGGATCGTATGAAAAAGATCAACAAAGGTGAGGCCTATGCTCGGCCAAAACCTAGTGGTCCAAGAACTGGTGGAGCACAGGCTTTCAAAGATAAAATGTCTAAGAAGAAAGTGGATGAAGCAGCTCCTTTACCAACAAGTAAACAAACAGCTGGTGCAGATAAGATTAAGAAGAATCTTCTCACAAAAGCAATCAAGAGACAGATGCAAGAGAAGATGGGTATGGATGCCAATACAGATGAAGTTGCAGCAACCCAACAAAAGAATATGCCTGCTAAGATGAAAGGTAGAATTAAGCTGTATATGATGCCAAAAGTGATGCAAAAAGAAGCATACAAACAAGGTCCCGCACCTACAATGGGACAAAAGAAAGCTATGAACAAAGCTATCGACAATCTTGTAAACAATCCTAAGAAAGTTCCTGAGTTTGCCAAAGGTCCGTTAAAGATGCAAAAGGAAGACCTTAACTTGTCTTTCGAGCAATGGTTAGAAGCATACAGCGCTTCTTATGGAACAGTAAGAGCTGGTACTACATCTAAGATGGGTGCTGCAAGAGGTAAGAAACCATCATCTGGTACATTTGGATCATCTTACAATAAACCGGTGGTTGGAGACCGAAAACAGCTTAGAGATCCGATGAAAAAGCGGAAAACTGAAGTAAGTTGGTCATGAGAAACTTTCGAGATTTTATAAATAACAGCATAGATGAACAGGTGGCTTTGCCACCTAAGTTACACAGATTACTACGTCTAGGCTTATCATCTAAAGAAGACCTGGAAACAATGAGAAGAGCTTTGAGATCAGGTCATGATAAGGCAATGTTAAGTCCTAGATTACGTAAACAATTGAGTATGTTGCTTAGCAAATTTATTGACGCTGTAGAGGATGATAACGAAATTTTTAGAAGAATGAGAAATCGTATTCAAAAGGGGAAGAAGTAATGCATAAGTTTGGATTTTCAGACAGCGTCTTGGATGTTGCTAAGGCTGTCTTAGATAAAAAGAAACCTGAGGAGCTTGAAGAAGCAAAAATGCCTCGGCAAATGAAGGATCCTAAAAAGGAGACTTTGATGGCTTATCCATATAAGCCAGGTAAAGCTAGAGTTCAAGTTGTTGACAAGAAAGATGTCAAGGACAAGGAAAAGAAAGGCTATGTCCACGCTGAAGAAGTTGAAGAAGATGCAATTGCAGAAGCAATGGAAATGCATGTTAAGATGGAACCTGGTGGAACTCACTATAAAGTACATAAGGTTGGTAAGAAGCTAGCTGCACATGGTGGTATCAAAGTTGGTGAAAGACTTTCTGATACAGAGATGGATGATGCTAGAGAATCTGGTATTAGAGTCCGTCATGTTAAAGAAGGTGCCATGAAGCGTATTGCTACTCAAGCACAACTAGATGAGCCTGGTTCTGGCCTTGAAACATTCAAGAAAATGAATGCTAAGAAAAATGGTAATGGTATGAAAAAAGTACCACAAAATGGTTCTTCTGACATGAACACAATGAAGAATGAAGCAGCAGATATAGACGACGAGAATGTAGACAAAGCTCTCAAGCATGATTGTGCATCTCACGTAGTTCATAAAGAACATGGTGAAGGACAATGTATTCCTGGTATGCATACTATTGTTGAGACAGAAGATGGTCAAGGATATGTAACACACTATGATATTATGTTTGGATCACAAATTGTCGAAGACGTTCCTGTCGAAGAGTTAGAAATAGTTAAAGAAATGTCTCATGGTCATCCTCGTAAAAAGAAGATGAAAATGGAGGCACACCAAGGAAAAAAGCATCTTGATCCAGTTGGTCAAGAAGATGATGATGTCGATAATGATGGTGACACAGATAGTTCAGACAAGTACTTGAAGAAGAGACGTAAAGCTATTTCTAAAGCTATCAAGAATCAAGAAGAAACTGAATACGAATTAGGTAAGTTAATTTCACAAGAAGCTCATGAAATGTCAACAAAAGGCAAATGTCCAGAGACAGATGCACTTGGTGGCAAGAAGATGAACTCCAGTGCTGGTGTTGCTACTGTTAGTGAAGATGCAGGAGATGAGAAAGTAAGAAGCTCCGCACAAGCTGGCCAATTAGCTAAACACTATTACATGAAAGCTAAACAAGCTCAACAATCTGGTAGTAAAGAACAAGCAGCCAAGATGATGTCTGTTGCAAAGAAGTTTTATCGTAAAAGTGAATCTGATGCATCACAAGAAAAAGGTGGTAGAGCTGTAGGTGCTGCTGAAGGTTGGGAAGTTGAAGACCTTGGTCCTGGTGAGATTTACTTCAATGAACTAGAAATTCAAGAGTTAGAAGCTGCAGAAGATATTGTTTCTGAAGAACTCGTACAAGAAGCTCCTCGCAAAGGAGGAGGAGCCAAAGTGGGGGAGTCCGAAAGGTCCGGACATAGAGTCACTAAGACTGAAAAGGAAGGACCAGAACATATTGTAATGCAACTTCGTAAAGTTGTTTCAGTTGGCAAAAACCATGGAGGAGTACATTTCCAAGGAGGAAAGAGTAAGTCCAAAGTAGATCCAGGTACAGCTCAAAAGGCTTTGAGTAGATACAACAGTTCTAAGCCTGCTGAGAAAGCTGAATTACAAAAGCATATGGATCACTCACATGATGCACTAAAGCATGTTGCAAGTGGAGGTGATCTAAGCAAGAGTCCAATGGCTTCTGAAAAGAAGAGTTCAGTAGATGTTACACAGTTTAAAAGACATGGTGTACAATCTAAGTCAGGACACTATAATTAATGGCTGATTTGAACAAGAAACCAAAACGTCGAAAGAAAGCCCAGGCAGTACCAGATACTGATAGAGTAACTGACGATACTGGTAGATTGAAGTTTATGAAAACATCTAAATACTTAAAGACTATAACACAAGGAGAAAACTAATGGCTTTATGGGGTAAATCAACCTCTGCTGATTCCAGGCCTAAATTCGTCGTAGATAACACAGATGCGGCTGATGGCCCTGGAGCAAGAGAACACGTAAAGGCCACAACACGTGGCTGGGAAATGTCACCTGGTACGGGTGCCAGTGGTAACGATAATGCTGATGCACAACCAGAAATCTTGGTTGCTATCGGTGGTCTGTCATCTACATTGGGTGCTGCAAACCTCTTGTCGGTAGACTTTGCTGCTGGAACATATGCACACGATGGGTCTGCAGACTTTGATGTTGTATACACATTTGATGAGGCAATCACTGTCACATCTGCTGCTGCAACTGCTGATAACGTAACATCTAACAAGATTGTTGTCGACTTCCACATTGTCAAGGTCACTGACATGACAAAACGTGAAGACATGAAGATGCAATATCACAGTGGTTCTGGTACAAACACATTGACATTCAGAGGTAGAATTCCTGCTGCTGGTCAAGCCGGTGACTACATTGCTGGTGCTGATGCAACGTATGCCATGAGAACTGATGGATCATCTGCTGCTGTTGACGGAAACGGAACAACAGTTGCTGTTTGTGACGCTGACCACGCAGGTGGTAGTGCTGCTGCAGGTGCTGATGGATCCAGTGAAGTTTGGGATACAGCTATCAATAAGACTGGTTCAACAACAGCCTGTCTTACAACTACAGCTGGTTCTGGTAGTGGTTCACGTGAAGTATTAACTGGTGTTGTGTTAGGATAATAGTATGCCAAAGATTACCGGTCTGGGTGCTGGAGTAGCCCCTGCAAACGCTGATGTCCTTGTGTTAGTGTCTAACACTGCAGGGACTGCCAATACCCAGAAGGTAACTGTTAACACTTTCTTTAGTAACGTAACAGCAAATGTTAAGTTTGCTAATGCAGAAATCACCCTTGCTAATGTGCAAAACGGTGTAGTTAATGCATCTGCTGTTACGGCTACTACTGTTAAAGGTACTACTTCAGTACAAACACCTCTCATTGAGTTTACTGATGGCGATGATGCTATCACAATAGCTGATGGAGGTGGAGTAACTATTCCTGACTTAACTGCTACAACTGCTGACATTAACGGTGGAACTATTGATGGTGCAACAATAGGTGATACAACTCCAGTAACAATATATGCTACAGGAGGAAATTTACAAGGTGTAGACGTCGGTACTTCTTCACAAGCTGTTGGTACATTTACAAACTTAACATCATTAGCAAACACTGATCTTCAAGGTGGACTTACTATTGGACACGAGGAAGTAACATCTAATGGAGCAATATCTACATATATTCCATTGACAATATTGAAAGGTGGATCAGGTGAAGTTGTAGCTACATTGGCTAACTCAGCTAATATGGGACAGATAAAAATTATTACAGCTTACCACACTAATGCAACAACAAGTTTAGAAGTTGCTAGTACTCTTGGAGCAGGTGATACATATACATTCCAGACTAGTGGAGAGACCATCATGTTGATCTGGACAGGTGATCATTGGGCCCTTATAAGTAAGAGTGGGAACCCAACTGGTTCTAACTTAGCAGGGACAATGGATGTAACATAACATATGAAAAAATTGACTGAGGAAACCTTTCTTCTTTATGCAGCAAAACATTATGATAACCCTCAGTTGCAAAGTGAAGAAGAATTTTACGATGATTTAAAAAAGTTTAAGTATATCAAACGACTGTTTAACAAGTATGCAGAAACAGGTAAGTTAAAAGAAAGGCTTATACTTAACCACATTGTAGTACTATCTAATGTGTTTGGCCCAGAAGCAGCTGTAAAGATGTTGTTTCTTAGACTTCCTGAATATCTCCACTATTTAAAGCCTTTTTTGATTATGCTATCTGTTCTACCAGAAAGAATAGAAGTAGGAGATAAGGTGTACTTGTCAAGTGATATAAATATAGATGAAACTATAGTTAAAAGGTTAAGAGATATAAGAAATGGCTAGTAGTGCAGTCGACATTTTTATGGTATACCAGTTTCTCAAGAGACTGGCATTGCCCTATGATAAGTGGGATGCCTACAAGACAGGTGTTATTGATAAAGATGGGAATATCATTACACCAAAGAATAAGAGAGATTTTCAACAAAAGCAATCGTTTAAAACATTTGATATAATGATATGGAAATTGAAAAGATTGCTTAATAAAATCCCAATGGGAAAAAGTAAGATTGCAAGTTATGCAGCTGCTTTATGGTTGATCCGAGAATACGATGAAACCAAGTCTGAAGAGCAAGTACTTAAAGAAGATGTTGATTTTTTGAAGTACATGCACGATATTAGAAATGAAAGATTTGAAAAGTTCAGACAGTTCATTGAGGATGCTCCGACTAATGCTACAGGAGCAGCCGTGGTAGGAACAGGAGACACAGGAGTAAGTTGGATGACTAAAAAGAAACAAAGAAAATTGGTCAGACGACAGAGTGTTTCCTGAATTAGAAACTATATAAGGAGATACTTATGTTAGATTGGATTAAAGCAAGAACAATTGAGCGCACATCATGGGATGGTGCTGCTCTCATTGCAACAGGTCTTGTGATTCTTCTATTAGGTCCATTCGCTAAATGGGCTGCATATGCAGCAATTGTTTGGGGTGCTTGGACTATCCTAACTAAGGAGGACTAATAACATCTTTTGATATGATTTCCAAAGCTATTAGGAGAAAATAATGGAAAGCGTATCAGCCGAGTTGAATTTTTTTAATCAATATTTTGAAGTTGTGGTTGGAGTTGGAGCCGTAGTATTCTTTTCTGCGGTTGTATGGTGTAAGCTAGGCGTACTAGAAGAAAAAGTACGTATGCTATTTGAATTATTTAACAGTCTTAAAGACAAATAGAGTCTAAGAAGGATATAAGGACAATGAAAAAGGTACTCTTTGGAGTGCTGCTGTTCTTCGTCATGTCTTTACAAAATGCTTATGCAGATACCAATACCGTATCTTCAACTGTGGTAACTGATAAAACGCCACCAACTGCTTCGGCACCAAGTGTCGTCATTAACAACAGCGATGTTTGCAAACTAGGTTTATCTGGTGCGATGCAGACATCGCTGTTCGGCGTTGCAGCTGGCATATCCATTACAGATGAAAACTGTGAACGAATCAAGTTAGCTAGATCCCTATTTGGAATGGGAATGAAAGTAGCAGCTGTATCATTGCTTTGTCAAGATGCAAGAGTGTTTGAGGCAATGGAAATGGCTGGTACTCCATGTCCATACAAGGGTAAGATAGGTGAAGAAGCTAAGGCTGAATGGGATAAGCATGGAGCTCCAGCTGCACCTAAGAAGCCTACAATAGAGATATTAAGACCAAATAAAGAAGAGTCTCAGTATAAAGAACAACCTAAACACAATGACAAACATTGTGCTGCATGGGAGTCAAAAGATGATTGGGGTAATTGCGTCGATCATGCTCATTCTGATTAGTACTAATGCCCTTGCTCAATCAGGGTTTCAGTCTAATACAGTTCAATCTGGCACTGAGATTATAAACTCTACAACTACTACATCAGTTGGGAATCCTAGTACTACTGTAACCAATGGTGCTTCATCAACAAGTACATCAACAGGATCCCCAACTGTTACTTCTACAACATCTGTTAACGATGTAGTCAATACTGGTACACCAACTAGTGTCACTACTAATGGAGATCCTACATCAACATCTGTAAATGGAACTCCTACAACAGAAGTTACTTCGACAGAGATAACTACAACTACACCTGTTACAACAACTACTGTTACTCCTACAACAACAGTTACAACAACACCAGTCACTACCACAAGAACTACTACTACAACTACCACTACATCAACACCTACTACAACTACAGTTTCAACACCTCAGACTACAACTGTCACTACTCCTACAACTACCACAACTACTAATACAATACAAACAACTACAGTTGTTCCTACGTTATCCACAAATGTTATAACTACACCTCAGTTTAAAAATGCACAAGGAGGAGGATCTAGTGTTGGATGGGATATTGAAGCGTGTGGAGGTAGTGGTTGTGCTTTTAGTCCTACTCAAGGATATAAGACATCGTTTGAAACTGGTAGAATATCACAAATATTTAACGTAGAAGATTTTGAAGATAGAGGACATAACATCAATGCAGAAGAAAGAGGTCAAGGCGCTTCGTTTGTTTTTGGAGCTAAAGTTAATAATACTTTTGATAATACTATTGGTAGTGATGCATCAACACCTGATGATTGGTCAATAAAACTAGACATTAAGGCTGCAGATGGCACTGTTTTAGGTACACAAACTATTACTGGTAGTGCTGTAACGAATGCAGTACAAACTGGGACACTACATATAAATTCTGGTAACACTTGGGACAATGGTAAACTAACATTTGAAGGTATTGATGTTGGTTTCTTTGCTGGATTCTTTGGTCCAAGGTTTAACGATGCGTTTACTCATGTAATTTATAATGAAATCAATAGAGCAATAAGTACACAAGTACTAGAGACAATAGCATTTAGTTCACAGATAACAGTAAATGATATAGTGTCATCATCTACTGTTGATGTTGTAACAACACAAATAAATGAACAAGTAGAAACTATTCTATCAGAGATTATAGAGACTACTAACTCAGAGATTGTAGATGTAGCAACTACGTTTGTAATAGAAGAAGTACCAGTGATTGAAGCTATATCAACAACAGATATTGTAAATGAAGTTACTGCAGAAGTTACACCAACAGTCGAAGTCATAGATGTAACACCAGTTGAAGTAGCTCCAGTAGAAGTAGCAGAAAGTCCAGCTGCAGACACAGGTAGTATGTCTATAGAAATGCCAACAATAGAAGCTCCACCTGAGATAGAGGTTCCTACTGTAGAAGCTCCTAGTAGTGGCACAATTGGTGATCAAGAGATAGAAACAGTAGAAGCAGAAGTTGCTGGAGAAGTAACTGCTGAAGTAAAAGAAACACCTACAGAGGATACGGCCAATGATAGGGATACTACTACAGAGAGTTCAGGAGATCAAAAACAACAGGTACAAGCCTCTAACACCAAGAAGGAACCAGATGCTCCAAAGGCTAAGGCACAAGCTAAGAAGCCTGAGACAAAGGCTAAGAGGGTAGCTAAAGCTAAGAGTAAGGCTGCTAAGAAGATTATAAAGAAGATGGGTGACAAAGGTAGATATGAAGGAGGTAACCAACTTAAACAGTTGGTGATAATGCAAGTATTAGGAAACACTAGGTCTTTCTTTGATCAAAGCCAACAGTTGGCTGATGTAAGTTTTTATGATGTAACAAAGACAATACCTGATGCACCATTCAATGACAATAACTATGCAGCGTATGCTTTGATCCAAGGATCAAGTCAAGCTCACGATGCATTAATAAACTTACAATACAAGGAGTAATCTAATGGCTGAAGTAGAAATTGCTGGAGCTAAGATTAAAGGAGGAAAGTTATTATTAGTACTACCAGTTCTTGGTACACTAGCTGGTGGCTTATGGGCTGGCTTTGAGTTCTATAAAGACTATATGGATATGAAAGAAGTGATAGCTAACATTGATGTAAATGCAATCAAAGCTGAGAATAAAGTTCTTGAAACTAAACTTGATGATGCAATTACATATACAAGAGACATCAAAGGTGACTTGAAGACTGAGATAATGAGAACAGAAGCTATTGTAGAATCTATAGAGAGAAGAGTCAAGACTATTCAAGACTCTACTCGTGAAATGATTGATAAAGAGAATGACAGAAATGATAAGATTAGAGAACGAATACAAAATAGAATGGATAGTATGGATGACTCTCTAACAAAGAAAATGAAAGACCTAAATAATGATGTTAATGATAGAATTAAGAAAGCATTAAACAATCCACTATCAAATATGAGGAAATAAAAATGTGTGAAAATCCAGAATGCATGAACCCCGAGTGTGATTGTAATCCTTGTGAATGTACAGAAGCTGATCCTTGTAGTCACTGTATAAGCGCACCGGAATAACAATATGGGTTTGAAAATTGCTTTGATGATGGGTGTCTTGATGGCTGCAATGGCTGGTGTAGGCTATTGGTACTATAACGACACCCAAAAGAAGATGGCCATACTGCATGAGAATAACGCTAAGTTAGAAACTGCTACTAAGGTCCAAAAAGAAACCATCAAACAGATGGAATCTGATCTTTCACTTGCTCAAGAAATTGCAGAAGATACTCAGAAAAGATTAGCTGAGACTCGTAAACAAGTAGAAAACATCAGAGGTAAATTCAATAAACAAAGTAAGTTGTTAGGTTCAAGAGATCTTGGTAAAATGGGTATCTCTAAAGCTAAACCTATACAAAAGATTATTAACAAAGGTACGGTCAATACATTTAGGTGTTTTGAGATTATGTCGGGCCAACCGTTGACGGAGAAAGAACAAAATGCGACTAAGCCAAGTCAGCTTAACAGTATGTGTCCTGGGGTTGCTAATCCTAGCAGGGTGCTCCAACGTTAAGCCATTAGAAGTTAAGATATCTCCTGTAAAGCAGGTACCATTAGTTTTACCTGAAATAGATCCATTTAAGTTGGATCCAGTTGAATGGTTTGTGGTAAATAAAGATAATGCTGAAGCAGTGTTTGCAGAGCTTGAAAAGAAAGGTTATGACCAAGTAATCTTTGGTCTTACTGATAAAGGCTATGAGAACATGACGGTTAACATGGCTAAGATATTAGCAATGGTGAGACAACAAGAAGCAATTATTGGTGCGTACAAGAAATATCATGATAGACAAAAAGAAACCATTGACTCGCACAATAAAGAACAACAAAAACAAGAAGAAGCGAGGAAGAAGGCTAAAGATGTCGGAAGTAAAGGTTTTGTTAGAGTCCTTAGGTTCTGGGACCTTGGAAAGTAATAGTTACTGTAAGTATTTCTTTTCTACAATAAGTTTACTAGCATATAGAGATCCTGACAAAGCAAAGCCTTATTGGGAAAAGTTAGGATACAGATGGTTCTTTTATGAAGAAGAAGGAGCTCAATGTTACCTGTTAGAAAATGATAACCACATCATTGTTGCATTTAGAGGAACAGAACCTAAAGAATTTTCTGATATCAAAGCAGATCTAAAGTTTTTAAAAACTTACCATAGAGGTGAAGGAAAAGTTCATAGAGGGTTTATGATTGAAGTGTGGAAGCTAGCAGACTCACTTACAAAACACATATATCAAACATCTAAGCAAGTCTATATTACTGGTCACTCTCTAGGTGGTGCTATGGCAACATTGTACAGTACTTTTTGTAGACCTCAAAGACCTCCTATTGTGTATACATATGGAGCTCCAAGAGCAGGTAATATAGAATACTGTACAAAATATCCAAATGAGTTGTACAGAGTAGTTAACAATAATGATATGGTACCAACAGTTCCTCCATCGTTAGTAGGATATAGACACGTAGGTGAAGTTGTATATATTAACCATTATGGCAATGTAAGAAACCTCACACCATGGCAAAAGTTTAAAGATAAGTGGAGAGGACATATGGCTGCATGGCGTAAGTTAGAGTTCTTTGATTCTATAAGAGATCACTCTATAGATAAATATTGTTGGGCTATGTATAACAATTGGAAGAAAGATGGCAGCAACACATAGAGATACAGATGCTAGAGCTTGTGGAGCTACTACGATAGTTCAAGGTCAAGATGATGTGTTTATAAACGGTCTTCTTCAATCTGTAAATGGAGATCCTAATTCACATGGTGCAGGTGGGTTGATAGCTAATTGTAAAGAAGTATATGTTAATAGTATTCTTTGTGTAAACCATACATCAGATAGTGCTAATCCTGATAGCTTGTGTATTCCAGTAGGAGGAGCTCATTGTAATCCTGCTACAGCTGCAGGATCACCTGATGTCTTTATAGGAGATCCGTAATGTGGAGTTGGTTAGTATTATCAATTGCTGGTAGTATAATAGGAAGTGCAACTGACAGTTGGTTCCGAGATACTAAGATGGGTATCTGGTTCTATGCTAAGGTGGATAACATTTACACATGGGCTAATAATAGATATGGATTAAAGATACTGACAGACGAACAAGAGAGAATGAAGAAGTTTCCTGCTTTGAATAAAAGACTGACTGAATTAGAGTCCAGGATCAATGATCTTGAGCAACTCGTAGAGTACGTAGAAAGTAACAAAAATGGATGAAGGTAAGCTCTATCAAAGGTTGGATGCAGCTATTGAGAGATTAACAGATGTCAGCAATGACATAAAGCAAGTTCTAGTTGTCCATGAAACAAAGCTAGATCAACAAGAGGAAGTAAATAGACAATACTACGATCAGATTGATAAACTACATGTTCGTATAGGTGACTTACGAGACGAACTAATGAAAAAGATAGAAGGTCTAGAGAAGTGGAGATGGATCCTTCTAGGTGGAGCAATGGTTGTAGGTATAATAATGGGGAACTCGGATATAGCAAAAATGTTTCAATGATTGCTGATTTACTGATCATAACAGGATCAATCATTTTTATATATTTTTGTGGATTTTTTATGGGTAGATGGGCCTACAAACCAAAGGTGAAAAGGAATGGAATACGGAACAATAAACGGCGTTAAGCCTGGTTGGTTATTTGAAGAATTTTGTGACATAGATGTTGAAAGACTACAGGCAGACCTGGAAACAATGTATGAACATCTTCCTTGGTTTGATTTTCAAAAAGCAGATGACAGTGATAGTGAAGTAGCTCTAGCATGGAAAGAAGCTACAGACACACGTAGTAATTCTGAAAGATTCCAAGGAGCTACTAGAGGTAAAAGAGCTAGGATACGAGATATTCCTTGGCACCATAGAGTAGACTCATATTATCAAGAAATTAAGAAACAATATAAACTTATAGGTGGTACTTATGCACGTATGGAAGCTCGGAGTGCATACAATTGGCATACAGATAAAGCTATAGGTTTTCAAATACCAGTCATTTCAAACGATGATTGTTCATTCATATTCAAATTAGATGATAACAAAGCATATTCATTTACTCCTAAACCTGGTAAAGGATACCTAGTAAATAATCTTGTTAGACACACGTTTGTTAATGGTGGTGACCTACCAAGATATTATCTATTACAAATACTCAATCCAAAGAATCTCCTAGACCCAGAATACAAACCATATTTGAGAACATCTGGCTTTCCTTTTAGAGATTATGTTTTATCAAAAGATTACGTTTAATGTGTTGACTTAGCTGTATATTTGTGTATAATGAACTCTGTGATAAGGAAAGGTATAGGAGAACATTATGTACCAACGTAAAGCAAATACTTACAGAGCTGCGCCAATGGATGGACCAGAAAAGATTGATACATTTAAACTAGCACGTCTGTTTGAAGAATGTGAGAAAGAATTAGAAGGTGATGCTGCTTTCTATATGGGTCAGGTAGCTGACTTCTTCCGTAATCATTACAAGCCAGGTAGAGAGATAGTAGCTCATAAGGTACTTGGACTTTGAAGAAACGTATTCATGTCAATATGCATGTTGTACGGAAGAATCAAAAGACTGGAGAACGCAATCCAGTCTTAACTGTAAAGACATCAAAATCAAATGAGTATTATCACGAGATAGAGGTTGACGGGCCTTGCAAGATAGTGTATAGTCCAGACAAACCTCTCTCGTGTGGTGCTCGTGTATGGATCGAAACAGAAAGTGATATAGTTGGAATACATCGATCGTAAGTATGTAATGTTGATGTCGAATAGGTTTCGTAACTTCAAAGAGAAGAACAACCAATTCAATCTCTCATGTCCATATTGTGGTGATAGTACAAAGAACAAGTTCAAGGCTAGAGGATATCTTCTAACCAAGAAAGGAGCTTACTATTACTATTGCCACAATTGTAGTATTAGTAAAAAGTTTGATCAGTTCATTAATGATCACGACCCAATGCTATACAGAGAGTATAAGTTAGAAAAATTGAAAGATTCTTCTAATCTAGAAAAAACTGAACATATAAGTACCTCTACTGTAAAGACCTCTTCATTCCCAAGCTACCGACAATCAGGTAGTCCTTTGAGGAAACTGAAGAAGGTGTCTCAACTAGACTGGAATCATCCAGTCAAAAAATATATACAAAATCGAATGATACCTAATAAGTATCATGCTAAACTATTTTATTGTCCAAAGTTTTACCAGTGGACTAACTCAATTGTTCCTGGTAAGTTTAAAGAGGAAGGCAAAGATGAATCCAGGCTTATTATTCCATTCCTTGATGAGAAAGGTAATATGTTTGGTTTCCAAGGGCGCTCACTCTCAGCAGAAAGTAATCTCAGATACATCACAATAATGTTGGATGAATCTAAGTCTAAGCTGTATGGCTTAGATGAGTTAGATTCTGGGAAAACTGTTTATGTTGTTGAAGGACCATTTGATAGTATGTTTGTTAGTAATGCTGTTGCAATGGCTGGTTCTGACGTCACTGTACCATTCAAAGATGTTGTTATGGTATACGATAATGAGCCACGTAACAAAGAGATAGTGAAGAAGATGGAGAAGTCTATTGACCAGGGTAGAAAGATTGTAGTCTGGCCAAGTAAGATTAACCATAAAGATGTAAACGATATGGTTATTGCTGGAATGAGATGTGCTGATATAAGATTGATTATACAAAACAATACGTTTAGTGATCTCAGTGCAAAGATGGCCTTGAATGTGTGGAAAAGAATATGAATAATGTAAAGTTAATTAGTTATACGAAAGGAACAAATCCTGATGATACATTAGAAGACTTGGTAGCTTATTGTGCTAGAGTCTCTAATCCAGCTAATCAGGACAATAAAGATACTTCACGTAAGTTGTTGAAGTATCTAATAAAGCACAAGCATTGGAGTCCATTTGAAATGGTCAATGTAGTGCTAGAGATAGAAACAACTAGAGATATAGGGAGACAGATACTTAGACATAGATCATTCAGCTTTCAAGAGTTTAGCCAAAGGTATGCTGATCCTACTCAGGATCTAGAGTTCATAATGAGAGATGCTAGACTACAAGATGATAAGAACAGACAAAATAGTCTCGAGCTTGATGATAAGAACAAAGACCACAATTGGTTAATCTCTGAGTGGGAAAACCATCAACAGAAGATAATCAATTACTCTAATGCTTTTTATGTATGGGCAGTACAACATGGAATAGCAAAGGAACAAGCTAGAGCTATATTGCCAGAAGGTCTAACAATGAGCAGAATGTATATGAATGGGACGTTGAGGTCATGGATTCATTATATCGAACTAAGGACAGACCCTAGTACACAAAAGGAACATAGAGAGGTAGCACAGATGTGTGCATTTGAAATATCAAAGGTGTTTCCTCTCATTAAGGAAATTATTACAGACGGAGAACAAGAATGAGTAACCACCTACCAACACAATACCAAGAATACATTCACCTTAGTAGATATTCTAGATGGTTGCCTGAGGAAGGTAGAAGAGAAACGTGGACAGAAACAGTTGGTAGATATTATGACTTTTTTGATGACCACTTAAAAAACAACTACAGTTTTGATATCAATGGTACAAGAGCTGAGCTTGAAGAAGCTACATTGAATCTAGAAGTAATGCCATCTATGCGTTCTATCATGACTGCTGGACCAGCTCTTGCTAGAGATAATATTGCTGGTTACAATTGTTCGTATGTTGCTGTAGATCGTATGACTGCATTCGATGAGATTCTATATATTCTAATGAATGGAACAGGAGTAGGGTTTAGTGTCGAAAGACAGCATGTTCAAAATCTACCTGTTGTTGCTGATGAATTTCATCCAAGTGATACTGTTATCCGTGTTGCTGACTCTCGTACTGGGTGGGCCAAGTCACTAAAGGAATTGATCGCCAACTTGTATGCTGGAATGGTTCCAAGCTGGGATGTAACTAAAGTACGTGCTGCTGGGCAAGTGCTAAAGACATTTGGTGGTCGTAGCTCAGGACCAGAGCCTCTTGTTGATCTATTTAATTTTACTGTCGCGTTGTTTAAGAAGGCTGCTGGACGTAAGCTGTCATCTATTGAATGTCATGATCTTGTATGTAAAATTGCTGAGATCGTTGTTGTAGGAGGAGTAAGAAGAAGTGCACTCATATCATTATCCAACCTGTCCGATGACAGGATGCGTTCCGCTAAAGCTGGTGAGTGGTGGAGCACAGAACCACAAAGAGCTCTCTCAAATAACTCTGCATGCTACACTGAGAAGCCAGATGTCGGAGTCTTCATGGATGAATGGAAATCATTATATGATTCGAAGAGTGGTGAAAGAGGAATCTTCAATAGAGAGTCAGCCAAGAAACAAGTGGAAAGATTTGGTAGACGGGATAGTTCGTACGATTTCGGTACTAACCCTTGTTCCGAGATCATCCTCAGAAACAACGAGTTCTGTAACCTCACCGAAGTCGTCATTAGACCTACCGACTCTGAGAATGACTTGGCACGAAAAGTTAGACTGGCCTCCATATTGGGAACTTGGCAGTCAACACTTACAAACTTCAAATATATTTCAAAGCAGTGGCAGAAGAACTGTGAAGAAGAAAGACTGTTAGGTGTTTCACTAACAGGAATTATGGACTCAACATTAACTAATGGAAAGGATGGTAATCTTGAAGAACGACTTGAAAGACTGCGCGAAGTCGCTGTGGAAACGAATAAACAGACGGCGGAACTCCTCGGCATCAATCAATCCGCTGCGGTTACTTGTGTTAAGCCTTCAGGTACTGTATCTCAGCTTGTTGATAGTGCCTCTGGCATTCATGCTAGACATAATCCTTATTACATTAGAACGGTTCGGGCTGATAAAAAGGACCCTCTTGCTAAAGCAATGGTGGAAGCGGGTTTCCCTGTCGAAGATGATGTAATGAAGCCTGAGCATACATATGTATTCTCATTTCCAATGAAAGCTAATCCAGAAGCTGTCTTCCGTACAGACAAGACTGCTGTTGAGCAGTTAGAGTTGTGGTTGAAGTACCAAAAGCATTGGTGTGAGCATAAGCCATCTGTTACTATCTCTGTCAAGGAACATGAGTGGGTAGAAGTTGGTGCATGGGTGTATAAGAACTGGGATTGGATGTCTGGTGTCAGTTTCCTACCATTTTCAGACCATACATATAGACAAGCTCCTTATCAAGATTGCTCTGAGGAAGAGTATGAAGAGTTTAGGAAGAAGATGCCAGTTGATGTTAACTGGAAAGAGCTTCTTGCTAACTATGAGTTCTCTGATATGACAGAAGGAGCACAGGAACTAGCTTGTGTAGCAGGAGGGTGTGAAATTTGACAGAACCAGTTAACACAATTTACTGTTTAAATTGTGAAAGTGAATATATCATCAAACCGATAAATAGTGAGGCAGAATACTCTGATGTGGTATTCTGTCCTTACTGCGGTGAGGAACTAGATATATTAGAAGATGACGACGAGTGGGACGATGACGATGATGAAGAATGGGATTACGAATCCTAACATTGTTGGGATAGACTACTCAACAACCAGTCCAGCTATTTGTGTCAAGGTAGCTGACAAGTGGGATATCCATTATCTCACACAGAAACAACAACTCGTAGATGAGTACTGGCACGACCCGTTCCTATTCTTTGGAACCAGGCTACCTAAGATACAAGTACCAATAGCAAGATATAAGTATATCTCATCATGGGCTCTTGATATAATTCAATCCTATGATACTGCATGTGTGTTCTTAGAGGACTATGCATTTGCAGCTACTGGACGTGTGTTCAATATAGGAGAGAATACAGGTATACTTAAATATAGACTCCTACATAAGAACATACCGTTCTATGAAATACCTCCAACTGTGATTAAGAAATATGCGTCAGGAAAAGGAAATGCTAATAAAGAACTTATGCTCGCAAACTTCATCACTCGTACAGGAATTGACATACAGGATGTCATGGATCATACCGGAGATAATCCTATTAGCGATATTGTTGATTCTTACTTTGTGTGTGAATATGGAATAAACAACCCAGAGGATATTGATTGCCCAATTATTCAGGATATATTATATGAAAACGATCTTCGCTTATCTAGTACTAGCTGATATAACTATGTCAATAGACATGACAAGGATGTATGGAATCACAACACTAGAACAATGTAATTTTATCAAGAGTGCTTTAATTCAAGAGTACGATGCAAAGTCTGTTACTTGTTATGACAATGGGGATATCAATACTAGGTTTAACGACACATGAGTTACATTACAAGAGAAATGTCTTACATACACCACATAAGAGAACAACCATTAGAATTAATTGAAACGTGGAGACATTATAAATCTTTTGTAGGAAAAGACAAATGGCGTCAATATGGTGATGATATACAATTTAGAACTGTTGGAAGAGGAGCAGCTAGTGAGTGGTGGCAAGACTTTGAAGAAAGATATAATTTACCTGAAAGAAATAGAGAACCTCAGTTTGTGAGATTTGGTCCCAAATCTTCCGTACCTATTCATAGAGATCCAGAGTCATTAGCTTGGATTGCTGTTACGGTGATAGGAGAACAACCAATTGAGTTCTATGACATGAATAAAGAAAAGCTGTATGAAACAAAGTATAACTTTGCTTTAGTGAATTCAAAACAACCACACTTCTGTGACGTCAAGGGTAAAGAGAGAGTGTTATTCAGGAAGATATACACGGAAACAAGTTACGATACTCTCTTCCAACTCTTGAACTGAGTCCTTTCACCTCTGAAGTCTATCTGTCCTAAGATAGCCTTTGCATATAACTGCATCTTACGTTTTTGATTCTTAGTTTTATGCCATAGTATTCTAGATGATGTAAACTCTGTGGCACCCTCTATATCAACCTGCTTAGTTTCATATACAATCTCTTTATTCATCTTAGCAGGTTTCATTATAGCATCGGTGTAGTAAGCCTTTTGACCTAACTCACCAAACCACTTAACCCAATCATACTCCATAGCAATCCTACGTCCATCAACTGGACTATAAGACATATCTATCATACTATCTCTTTGATATTTGATTAGGTCTTGTACAACTACACTATCATATCCTATTGTCTTATTGACTAGCCAATAGAAGTGTTCCTTATTATCTAACAAGTGCATAAACAAGACATCCTCTGGTTCTATGTTCATCTCCCTACCATTAAACTCAAATGGTATATATTGATCCTGAAACCGTATATCCAGTATTTTATTGAGGTATGACTCGTATTGAGTGTTGTATTGCTGTCCAAGCTCAGTGTCCCACAGAGAGTCCAGTATAGACGCGTAGAAACGTGAATATGGCGTGTCTAGGACGTGTCTATAGTACATTGCTACATTTCTAAGTAGAGCAAAGTTGTGCAGTGCTTGTAACCATCTCGAGTGCTTATTCATCACAATCCAATCGTCCTTAGTGAACGACTTACACTGTACAATAATCTCTGCTGTCTTGTCTATCAGCTCATCGTCAGCTTTGAGTCTAGCTTGTGAGAAGATAACTCTCTGTGTTTCAATCTCCCACTCACTCCAAAACTTCTCATTGTTAGCTGGTGCATTAGGAAGTACGTTATACCAGTATGGTTTAGTCTCAGCATGAAGACCCCATTCAAATGTCTCGCAGAAGCTATCAAACCATTTGTTTACTGTGTCACCTGGCATACCTAGTATCAATTGTGTCTGAGTAGGTAGACCATTGTCAGCACACTTCTGTGATAGTTCTTTAAACCGTTCGGTCTTGATATTGCCACGACTGTTAATCTTGAGTACATCTCTATCTGTGTGGACTACAGATACAATATAGTTATCTACGACACCACCATCAAATAGTGTCTTACCTATCTTGAAGTTCCTGTCAGCATTGTTCTTACTGACACTATAGTAGAATGACTTAGGATATCCATACTTGGCTTTCATTGAGCCTATGAACTCAGCTATCTCGACATCTCTCTCTACAATACCAAAGTTTGCATCTGCGAGGAATAGATAATTAGGTTTTACATCTCTACAAATAACCTCAAGCTCGCTCTTGATT